ACTAAGTACGTTCTACAACAGTCATAATGCAGATGTAGTAACCGCTTTGAATCGTGTCGCAGCTAGAATAATAGATGTCTACGATGAAAACGGTACTCTGTTAAATAATTAAGGGTACACCGAATGTCAGACCTAGTACTGAAGATAAAAAATGCAAACGGTGATTTGCAACGAGTATCTTCGTCCGAAGAAAATTTCTTAGCGTATCGTGCTGGTCTTCAGTTAAAGGCGTCTGGTGGAACTTCTGTGGGCGACTTAAAGACTCAGTCTGCTAACGCAAGTAGTATCGGTTCATTCACAAATACATTCTATAACGAACCAGTAGGAACTCACCCAGCTTCTTCTCTTTCAATTGGTACTACAACTACCAATCTTTACTCACAACAAGGTACAGCAAACGAAGACGCCATTGATAACAATCATCGTAATAACTGGCAAATGCCTATTAAATATGCGACTGAAAATGGTAAGTTAGGACTACACCCACTGACTCAGAATCAGATGGACAGTCTTACAGATCGTCTGAATAGTATTATTGCAACCAACGATTATGTTGGTTCATACAAACTTGGATCTTCTGCGCCTAGTAGTGATTATTCAGAAAAGTTTACTGCGTTTACCGATACTCGTACAGACGGAACTTCTACTGATTACAAGATTTATCAGAGAACCACACAGACAGCCCCGACTGCAATCGATGTTGCATACGTCTTAGATAGTGATGGATATCAAGGTATTCATACAATGACGAACCAACAGATGAACTATACTTTTGGTCAAAGATGTAAAACCAGAAGGGCAATATTAGGTAACATTGGTTCATACGAACTTCGTAGTTCTGCACAAGGAGCTCCTACATCTGCTGGTACATGGGTTGCAAAAGGTACTGCGGTAGATACACGTAATACAACATTTGAAGGTAACTATACTAGAACTCGTTCATCTATCTACACTACAGATAGAATATCTACCTACTCAAGAACATCTACTCGAACAAGTACAAGAGATTTTGTTGGTGATTACGTAGGTAATTATTCTAGAGACTTTATTGGTAATTACTCTAGAGGTTTCGCTGGTAACTACGCTCGTGACTTTATTGGTAACTATGTAAGGAATAGGGTATCAACTTACAACAGAACTAGTACTCAAAATTTTACACGTTCTTTTGAAGGTAACTACGCTCGTAACTTTACTGGTAACTATTCCAGAACGTTTACTGGAAACTACACTCGTGCTTTTGTCGGTGAGTATTCACGTACTAGTACTAGAGGTAGGGTTAGTACATATGCTAATACATATGCAGGCGACTTTACTCGTGACTACACTGGTGACTTTGTAGGAAACTATTCTCGTAACTTTGCTGGTAACTTCGCTGGTAACTTTGTAGGTAATTATTCTAGAACAAGACTGTCCGCATTTAACAGGACTAGAGTTAGTCAATATGCTCGAAACTATATAGGTAATTATTCTAGAACTAGAGTTCAAGCATACTCAGACGATTATACCAGAACTAGAGTAGTTAACTACGCTGGTAACTACGTAGGTAATTACGCACGAAACTTTGCTGGTAACTTCACTAGAGGCCGTGTATCTAACTATACAAGTGTTATTACCGATAACTATTCAAGAAATTTTGCTGGTAACTATGTCGGTGACTTTATAGGTAACTATACTCGTAATTTCTTAGGAAACTACTCTCGTGGTTTTGTCGGTGAGTACTCTGGTGCTCAGGGGGCTGCGGCTGAAGAACAAGGTAACCACATGTGGTTCATTGGTAACTATAGTAGAAATAGTACAAGTACCTTTACCAGACCTAATGTTGACAATAATAGTACTCAGGTTTTCTCACGTGTTAGATACGAATACTTTATAGGTAACTATACTAGGGTATCTAACTACACAAGAACTGACAACTTTACACGTATTAGACAGGCAGGATATGTAGGATCATCTACTTTTACGGCTTACCTATCGTTCTCTCGATTGATAGGTACTTTCCCAGGCGCATATCTCCAATACTATAGTCGGTATGCCTACTATACTGGTAATGATTACGGAAGAATGTCTACTACAATTTCTACGGATGTTGATACAGGAGATACCTTTACAGGTAACTTCACCTCTGGTGGAATATTCACTCGAAACTTTACAGGTAATTACTCTGGTAATTTGCCTCTAAATTTTTCACGTACATTAGACTTTACTTTCGAAACCACTGGCGAAGGCGGCCCCTTTGGTTATGTTGGTGAATATACTGGTGAATATACTGGCGACTTTATTGGTGATTATGCTGGTAACTATGTCGGTGACTTTACAGGTAACTATAGTAGACAAAGAGCGTCAATATACTCAAGAACAAGGAACTCTGCGTATACACGAACAAGAACAAGTGCATATACTAGAAACTCCACGGACACGTTTACCAGAACAAGGAACTCTGTGTATTCTAGACAACGTGCTTCGAACTACGCTAGGACTTTTACTGGTAACTATGCCCGTAACTTTGCTGGTAACTTCACTCGTGTTTCAACTAGAACAAGACCTAGTAATTTCGTGGGTAACTACGTTGGTAACTACTCTCGTGACTTTATTGGTAACTACTCTAGAACTAGACCTACTACCTTTGCAAGGAGTTTTGTTGGTAATTATTCTGGTGATTATGTAGGTAATTATTCTAGAACATCTACCCGAACTTCTACACGTACTAGAGCTTCTTCTTATTCTAGAACTCGTATAACTGACTTTACAGCGATCACGTCTACCAGAACGAGGAATACAACATTCTCTCAAACATTTACTGGTAACTTTGTAGGTAATTATTCTAGAACTAGAGTATCAGCGTATACAAGAGGTCGTAATTCAAGTTACAACAGAACACGTGTCAGCAATTATGTTGATACCTATATAACTACACGTTCAAGTAATTACGTTGGTAATTATTCAAGAACGTTTACTGGTGAATACGCAAGAACTAGAACATCGAGTTACAATAGAACAAGAACGTCTTCTTATGCGAGGACTAGAACTTCGAGTTATTCCGCACCGTATTCGAGGACTAGAGTTTCAAATTATGGCGGTAATTACGTTGGTGATTATGCTAGAGCATTTGGTGCAGAATTTACTAGAGGTTTTGTGGGTGATTATATCGGTACAACTATTTCAACATCTTCTGAACAGGTCGAAACATATACGCTATATGTCCGTGAATCTTAATTCTAAAACATATAAATAGAATTAGAATTAAAATTAAACGGAAACATGTATAAGCGTTATGGCGTATTCAGATATACCAATTAGAATCAAGGAATCGTACTCAAGTGGTAGTAATGCCAACTTTGATGCGAACGACTTGGCTCAATATGCCCCATCCGATGAACGTAACATTGCCTATAATGCTGGTAAGTATGCGTTGTCGAAGGTGGGGAATTCTGGTGCGGACAGGTATATGCCAGGCTGGATCGGTGTTATTAATGATGGTGACCGAACTTCTATTGGTTCTTATTCTGATACCAAGTATAATGAAGCAGATGGAACTCACCCTGCTTCTGCCATATCTCTTACTACAACCACAACAACTCTATCTTCTAGAGATGAGTTATACTCTAACCTAGCAAATGCAAATAAAAAATTAGGTAGTTCAGGTCTTCCAGAGGCTGGTGTCAAATGGCCTATGGTTTGGGATAGTGCTTTAAAATCTTTCCGTCTTCCTACATTTGCTGAATGTGAAGCAATGTCAGATAGGATCAATAGTTTCATTGCAACCAATAACTACCCAGGCCTCTACTATCTCGGTTCGTCTGCACCAAGTGATGGAGACACATGGAAGGTTGCACAATCAACAGTTTTCTCTGATACAATTAATTCGGGTACGGTAGTTAACTATAACATCTATGTCAAAGAAGACATGGCGTCACCCCCAAGTACAGACACATACAATCGTCCTTTGTTTATCTGGAAAGGTAATACCGAGTTGTATGATAATGATAACACAAATATAAGAAATCACGGTCTAGCCGAACATATCGCAATGGAGACAATCTCTACTTGTCGATACAGTGCGATATATCCTAGTACAATCATTACAGAAGAACAATCAAACGGTACTACCACTTTAATAACAACCACAGGTAGTGTACCAGAAAGAGGTTCGTTCCCAGTAACAGCAGGACGAAGTTATTATGGTAACAAACCTATAGAACTACACAGAAATGATCATGGTAATGTCATGGTTCCTTGGTCACTACGTGGTCGAGAGTTTGGTGGATTCTCTAATAGATATGGAGACAGTACATATTTCTTATTTGCAAAAGAAGCGTGTACCGTAAAATTCTTTGTAAACGAAACAAATGGTATCAATGGTACTGCGACAAGAACCGTATCATTAAGTGCAAACACAGTACAAACAGAAACATTCACTGGTATTGATAATCAGTGGGTATTCATCACATCTACAAAAGATATAATAGTTTCTTCAGAAGAGGATGATGGTGATAAACTCAGAATACCACCAGCTGTTCAAAACGTATATCGTGCATACAATTCTGACGAAAGAACTACTGTAAACACTGCACCCACTACTGCAACTGGTAACTTGATAACCGACAGTAATGGTTATAATGTTGTTGCGTTTAAAAGTGGTGACGGTGCTGGTAGTGATGCAAACCAAGGTCTAGGTGAAGAGTTCTTATCAAACACTTTTTCTTGGGGTGATGCACTCAGAGACTATAACATTGTTGCAAGAGATGCCGATACCATTGTTACCGTATCATATTGGGACACGTCAGATAACGATTGGGTGGTACAAGAGTATCACTACATGAACGCAAATAACATGGTCGCACGTAATGGTAATGACGGGCCAGGCGCTGACGGTGCATCAGGTGATCAGGACGGTGCAAGCACAGTAGCACAGTTTGCGAATGGTGCCAATCTATGGAAGTTCGAATCAAACAATCCTATCATGGTGAGAGTCAATGATACATCTGGTGATGAAGAACAAGTGATGGGTTGGATGTCTGATCTTGCAAAAGATGGATATGAGACTGGAACCTTCCAAGGATTCCGTGAGATGACCGACTATCAAATGGGACACACCTTTGGTCAACTAGCAGCTAACCGAAGATCCACCAAGGGAAATATTGGATCATACGAATTACGTAGTTCTTCTCAAGGCGCCCCAACCGCATCTGGTACATGGGTTGCAAAAGGAACCGCAACAGATACTAAGAAAGATACTATAGAAGTTGCGTATACAAGAACACGTGCATCATCATATACAAGAACACGTCCGTCAACATATTCAAGAACACGTAATAGTAATTACACAGATGATTACACACGTGTTAGAATATCAAATTATGCTGGTGACTATACACCAACCTTTACTGGTGATTACACTCGTACATTTACAGGTAACTTCTTACGTACTAGAACATCATCGTACAGTAGAAACTTTGTCGGTAATTACTCAAGAAACTTTGTCGGTAACTATGTTAGAACCAGAGCATCAACCTATACTAGAAATAGTACTGCGGTACGTACATCAAATTTTGTAGGAAACTACACAACAACAAGAACGTCTGCTTACTCTGATAACTATACTCGTACAAGACTTGATAACTTTGTTGGAGACTATGCTAGAAATAGGGTGTCTACCTACAATAGAACTAGTACTCAATCGTTTACTGGAAATTATGCACGTGCCTTTACACGTACACGTATTTCAAGTTATGAAAGAACTAGAGTCTCTTCATATGCTGGAAACTTTACTGGCAACTATACACGAACAAGAGTCAGTGGTTTCACTACTACATTTAGTGACACATACTCTCGTAATTTTACAGGTAATTATTTACGAGACTTCGTAGGTAACTATTCAAGAAATTTTGTTGGAGAGTATGTCGGAGACTTCACTGGTGATTACGTAGGTAACTATGCACGTGCCTTCGAAGGAATATATACTAGAACAAGAACATCCCAGTACACAAGAACTTCAACACGTACTAGACATTCTGCATATACCAGAACGTCTACACGTACAAGAACGTCATCATATAGTGCCGACTACACAAGAACCAGAGCTTCTAGTTATAGTCGAACTTCAACACGTAACAGAAGTTCTGCATACACTAGGACATCTACACGTACCAGAACATCTACATTTAATAGAAACCGTGTAAGTGCATATACAGGTAACTTCGTTGGTAACTACTTACGACCATTCGCTGGTAACTTTGTAGGAAACTACGGTAGAAACTTTGTTGGAGAATACACTCGTAACTTTGAAGGAAACTACTCAAGAAATTTTGGTGGTAACTATGTTGGGGATTTCATAGGTAACTATGTACCAAACTATGTGGGTGATTACGCCCGACAATTCTCACGTAATTTTACCAGAACATTTGTTGGGGACTTTACTGGTAATTACTCTCGTAACTTTGTTGGTAACTTCGGTGGTAACTTTACTGGAAACTATTCAAGAACCAGAATATCTTCATACACTGGTAACTATCAAAGAGGTTTTGTTGGAGACTTCGTTGGTGACTTCGTAGGAAACTACTCAAGAGATTTCGTTGGTGATTACGTAGGTAACTATTCACGTAACTTTGTGGGTGAGTATACTACTACTTTTACTGGCGATTATACTCGAACAAGTACAAGAAACAGTACTAATAACTTTGCTCGTAACTATGCGAGAACACGAATAACTGATTATGTTGGTGATTTCACTCGTACATCAACAAGAAGCCGAGTTTCGAATTACTCACGTAACTTTACACGTAATAGTACAAGAACATCTATCTCATACTATCAGAGAACTTCAACACGTAGTAGACATTCTGCGTATACCAGAACTTCTACACGTACTAGAGTTTCTGCATATTCGGATAATTACTCACGTACACTTGCATATGTTGGTGACTATACTAGGAACATAACCTATACAGGTAACTATACCCGAACATTTACTGGTAACTTTGTCGGTAATTTCGCAGGAAACTATACTAGGTCATTTGCTGGAAACTATGTAGGTAATTATTCACGTAACTTTACACGTAATTTTGGTGGTAATTACAACACCACATACACTGGTAACTATGCTAGACTGCGTGTAACAGACTATGCTGGAAACTTTACACGTACTCGTGTAACTGATTATGTTGGAGACTTTACACGTGACCAAGTAAATAATTATGCTGGTAACTTCTTAGGTAACTATGCGAGAATATTTACTGGTAATTTCGCTGGTGACTATTCAAGATCACGTGTCACAAACTACGAAGGCAACTTTGCTGGTGACTATTCAAGAACACGTGTTACAAACTACGAAGGCAACTTTGTTGGTAACTATTCTAGAACATTTGCTGGTGACTTTGTCGGTGACTTTATTAGAAACTTTACTGGCAACTTTACTGGTAATTACTCTCGTAATTTTGCTGGTGACTTTACTGGAAACTATTCTAGAAACTTCGGTGGGAATTACTCAAGAAACTATACACGTAATAGACATTCTGCATATGGTAGAACTCGTAACAGCACATACGTAGGAAACTATACTAGAGATAGTGTAACTAATTATACTGGTGATTATCAGAGAACAACAAATACATACTTCAGCAGAACATTAGGTTTCACTACCACTTACATTGGTCATTATACAGGCAATACCTATCCCTATACTGGTAACTTTGTAGGTAACTATACAAGATCTGGCGCTTACACTAGAACCACACATTATGCAGGCAACAGTGTTAGAACTAGTACACGATATCTGTACTTTGTTAGGATGTTAGGTTTTGAACCATTTGAATATACTCGTATAGGATTCTATACAGGTAACTTTGCTGGCACCTTCTCAAGAACCGTTGGCTTCGGTACTGGAATCTTTATGAGAACTAGTACACGTACTAGTGGCGTCAACTATGTTGGTGACTATGTTGGTATATCTTCTACTAGAGTATCAAACTACCTTGGTACGGTAACTAATAATTATCAACGTACTAGTGCCGTATACTTTACTGGTAATTATACAAGAGATCGAGCTACAAGTTTCGCTGGTAACTATTCAAGAACATTTACTGGTAACTATGCACGTGCATTTACACGTACTAGAGTATCCGCTTATAACAGAAACAGGGTAACTAACTTTTCTCGTAATTATACTCGTGGACGTGTTACTGATTACTCACGTAATTATGCTCGTAATAGTACCAGAAACAGAGTATCTGCCTACAGTAGAACACGTGCCACGAACTACGCTGGTGACTTTGTAGGAAACTACGGAAGAACACGTGTCACTAACTATGAAGGAAACTTTGTAGGAAACTACGGAAGAACACGTGCAACTGATTATATTGGAGACTTTACACGTGATCGTGTTACACAATTTGCTGGTAACTTCTTAGGTAACTATGCGAGGACATTCACTGGTAATTTCTTAGGTAATTATGTAACTGTATTTACAGGTAACTTTGTTGGTGACTACTCTCGAAACAGAGTATCCTCATTTACACGTACAAGAGTCTCGAACTATGCACGGGCATATACTAGAACAAGTACACGAACACGAGTTGAAACCTATCAACGATCAAGAATAACCGACTCTACGAGAGCTAGACATTCTGCGTACACAAGAGCTAGGGTATCAACTCACAATTATCAGAGAACTCGTTATAGTACATTCCACTATACAGGTAACTATTCTCGTAATTTCGCTGGTGACTATACTGGAAACTATTCAAGAACCTTTGCTGGTAATTATGCTGGTAACTACGCTAGACCTTTCGCTGGTGACTTTACTGGAAACTATTCTAGAAACTATTCCAGAACATTTGCTGGAAACTTTGTAGGTAATTATGCAACAACATTTACTGGTGACTTTGTAGGAAACTACTCACGTAACTTTACAGGTGACTTTGGTGGTAACTTTGTAGGTAACTATGCTACAGACTTTATTGGTAACTTTGTAAGAAATAGATACTCCGCATATGCAAGAACCAGAATACCAACAAGAACTAGTGCTTACGCAAGAACACGTGTTACCAACTTTACACGAGTTAGACTGTCCGCATACACTAGAGTTACTAATCAGGGATTCGTTGGTGAATACACACGTGTTTCGACAAGAACTTCTACAAGATCTAGAACTTCTACGTATACACGTAATGACCTAAACAACTTTGTTGTTACAAGAACAAGTAATTATGTAACCACTTATTCGAGAACCATTATAGGTGTTAACTTTACCAGAATGGTTGCATACTTCAGTCAAACTCAATACTTTGTTCGAATGATTGGTGGCGAACCATTTGATTATTCTAGGGTTGTTCATTATGTTGGTACAGGACATTACGTAGGTGGATACACCAGAGAAAGAGATACCGCATTTACTCGTACTAGAAGTTCAGCTTATGTGACACAAAGAAACTCTACATTTACACGTACACGTGTTTCTAATTATACTAGAACTAGTACACGAACACGGAATGAAGACTATACTAGAACACGTGTGACCGATTATAGTAGAACATTTGTCGGTAATTACTCTCGTGATTTCGCTGGTAACTATACTGGAAACTATACTCGTTTATTTGCTGGTGAGTATGTTGGTAACTATAGTCGTGATTTTATCGGAAATTATACAGGTAACTATTCTCGTGATTTCGGTGGTAACTTCACTGGAAACTATACTCGTGCATTTGCTGGTAACTTCACTGGAAACTATACAAGAGACTTTGGTGGTAACTATGCTGGTAATTACACACGTAATTATACTAGGACTAGTACACGAAATAGTACAAACACCTTCTCACGAATTAGGACTAGTACATTTAGTCGTGTCAGAAACTTTGTAGCTTTCACCAATGTAACTACAAATTACTCTTCGACTCAATACTTTGTTCGAATGATCGGTGGCGAACCATTTGATTATTCTAGAGTCGTACATTCGGTAGGTACAGGATATTATACTGGTGGATATTCAAGAACAAGAACATCTGGTTATGTTGGTAATTACGTTGGTAACTTTACAAGAGGGTTCTTGGGTGAATACACTAGAGTATCTACACGTACCAGAACGTCAAACTTTTTAGGTAATTATTCTAGAAACTTCACTGGTAACTACACACGTAATTATACAAGAGTACGTCATAGTAATTATGTGGGTAACTACAGTAGAACATTTGTCGGTGAGTACACCAGAACAAGACCTACAAGTTATGTCGGTGATTATGTAGGTAATTATTCCAGAGACTTCATTGGTGACTTCACACGTACTAGTACCAGAGACTACATGGGTGACTTTACTGGTAATTATTCCAGAGACTTCATTGGAGAATATGCAAGAACTAGGATATCAGCCTACGAAAGAACAAGAACTTCTGGTTACACTAGAACATTTGAGTCAGTGTTTACCAGAGGAAGAGTTAGTAATTATACACGTGTAAGAGACTTTGTAGATTTCACTAGAAACACAGTTCACTATACACGTACTCTATACTTTGTCAGGATGTTAGGTTTTGAACCATTTGAATATACCAGAGTATCTAGTTTTACTGGTACTGGAAACTTCATTGGTGACTACGTAGGAGTATATTCTCGTGGATTCCAAGGTGACTACACTGGCGATTATACAAGAAATTTCGAGGGTAATTACTCTCGTGACTTTACTGGAAATTATTCCAGAAACTTTATAGGTAACTATACAGGTACAACAATCGATACGAATACTTCGATTATCGAGACGTATACATTGTATTTAAGAACTGCCTAAATAACTTTAATATAGATATATCATCAATTAATAATAGGAGATTGAGATGAGTAGTAGAAAATGGTTAGATAATGCCTTTTGGGAAAGAGACGATAAGGAACAGTTAAACTGTATCTTAGAGTTAGAAGATGATGCTGGTCGTCAAACACGACAAGTCATGAAACTTAATAGAGTTGATAAAGAGGGTAACCCTAATCCAGATTATGATGAAGTAATCGAGGTGTTGGGTGATGAGTTAGTAACTCAGAATACTGAAGACAGAAAAACTCGAAAGTCTGCCGAAAAGGAAGAACGGAAACTTCGAGATCAAGAACATGCGAAAGCACGTAAGATGGAAGAACTCTTCAATTACAAGATGGAAGCGTTTGAGGTTGACGAAATAAAGAATTGTAAGAACCGAAAACTAAAAGGTAAGTTGAGACGTGCGAAGTCAAAGATTGAAGTTGATTTATATGCAATGATGGTTCTTCAGGAACATCTTGCAAATGAGGAGAAAGAGAATGACGGAAAAGACTAAGGGCATTGTAGTTGTTGCGAGTAACAAACCCAACTTCTACAAGTACGCAATTAATCTTATTGATTCTATTCGTGATTTTCACGAAGATGCTAATATTACACTAGTAACAGAACCTTGGATGATCGATGAACGTGCAGAAGAACTTGCTGATCAGATCATTCATTGTGATGACCACTATCGTGCAAAATTGTGGGGGATGACTCAATCTCCGTATGACCTCACAATGTATATCGATGCGGACATGGAATGCGAACATGAAGATATAGCAAACGTCTATGATGAACTTGGTGACTATGATGTCATGTTTACTGAACTTACAGATGAACGTGATTACATCTATGCAGAAAGAGATTTTGATACACCAGAAGGGCCCGCAAAGTTTACTCTTTGTGGAGGCGTCTGTTTATATGATATGAGTAAACCTATCGTTCGTCAGTTTATGGATGAATGGTGGGAACTAACACGAAGACAGATGGACAAAGAATGGTGGCCTGAAGGTTACGCAGAAAGTCTTCGTTCATGGGATCAGTTCTCTCTTTGGTGGTTAACCGAAAGAACGGACAAATATAAAGATCTCAAAATAGGAATATTTAAAGATGACATGCGTTGGAACTATTACAATGCGTGGAATTGGGCAAGAACAAGACCAGAAGGAGAAGTTGTATTACGACACTATTCTTGTGGATTAGATAAGGACGGACATATAGTATGAGCGATTTAGATACTTCAATGAGGACAATACCAATCAGAAACCAAGAACTGATTGAGATTCTTGATAGGTATGTTAAACTAAGAACCGATAACCCAGAGGCATTTGAAAAGTATATGCATCTGAGTTGTAATCATGAACGTGGTCAGAAAGATTGGTACACTGGTGAAAAATACTTATCACAAATAATTGCTCAGGGCGATCGACATGAAGGTTTCCCAGAATCTATGGTCGGTTATGAGTTCAGGACAAACCAAAAGAATCATAGGTTCTTCAAGAATGAATTCGCTGAAACTGGAGAAGAGGCTATATGGAGACAAAACTTTGTCGAAGAATTAAGTTCTGTCCAACTAGACATAATGCACTTCATGGGATGTCGTAACAATGCATTGACAGCAGTTTATCCGCCTGGCGGGTTTATTGGATGGCACAATAATGCGAATGCTTCTGCATGGAATTTCATATTTTCTTGGAGTGAAAATGGAGAAGGCAGTTTTGATTATTGGGATATTCAAAAGGGTGAGATTGTCAAAATGCAAGACGAACCAGGCTGGCAGTTGAAGGCAGGATACTTCGGTCATTATGGTGAAGAGGATAAAATCTTCTATCATTCAGCTGGAACAGACTGTTGGAGACATACTATATCATTTTGTTTCGATAGATCAGATGCAAGTGAAGAATATCGTGAACAAATAATAGATGAAATTAGTTCAGAATAAAAAAACTAATTCATATAAATAAAACCATAGAACAGTAATTTTAGATAGAGTTATGGCAGAATACGAAGACTTTACAATTGATCAAGGCGCAGATGTAGCAATCGAGATCCATCTCAAAGAACAAGATGGCTCTAATAAAGATTTGACTGCACATACGATCACGTCTAAAATGAAAAGAAATTATAATGCTGATGCTGATGGCACTGTAGATTTTACAACTGCGATTGGTGATCCAGCGTCAAACGGAGTAGCAATACTCACATTGACTAACGAACAGACAGATCAATTGATTACGACTGGTCGTTATGTATATGATGTCGAGATTTCTTACGTGGATGAAGACAATAATATTATTATTGAACGTGTCCTCGAAGGGAAAATTAAAGTTAACCCTTCGGTAACAAGGTAGGGAAAGGGAAAGATGGCGGTTATAGTAACTACTAAAGGCACAACTAAAGTTAAAAAGGTTGTAGTTGGTCGTCCTGTAAAAAGGATAAACAGTACTACTGGTAATATCAACAACTTGGCGGGAGTTGATACGACTGGTGCTGAACAAGGTAGTGTCCTCGTTTATGATGAAACATCTTCCAGTTTTAACGCAACAAACGATCTAGAAGATCAAAATCTAAACGGAGGCCAATACTAATGGCAAGTAAAATTCTAATAAAAAGGTCGGGAACGACTGGAGCGCCTAGTTCATTACGAACAGGTGAGATGGCATATAGTTATCATACTGACCATCAAAAACTATACATAGGTTGGGGTTCTGAAACTACTCCTGGCGAAGCGGACAACATCGGTGTTATCGGTGGTATCTACTACACTAATATGTTGGATCACAGTGCTGGTACACTGACCGCAAGTTCAGCGATCATCGTTGATGCAAACAGTAAGATCAACAACTTAAAAGTTGACAATATAGATCTTAATGGTAACACCATTAGTACAACAGATACTAACGGAAACTTAGTCCTTAGTCCAAATGGAGCAGGATCGGTTAATGTTTCTACATCTAAGATTATCAATGTTACAGATCCTACTGCGGATCAACACGCTGCTACTAAGAAATACGTAGACGATACTGTAGGTGCAGTATCATCAAATATCACATTAAGTGATGGAACAGATAGCGATACCTTTGTCACAGGTAATACACTTACATTTGATGGTGGTACAGGTGTCACAACAACAGTAACAGATGACCAAGTTAGTTTCGCCATCACTAATACAGGTGTTTCCGCCGCCACCTATGGTTCATCAACAGCCATTCCTTCATTAACTGTTAATGCACAAGGTCAGATCACATCTGCATCTACTAACGCAATTTCCACTACTCTGAATGTAATGGCGGATAACGTTGGTACTGGTGGAGACTCATCTGGTACAGTTGCATTAGGTACTGACACATTAAAGTTTGTTGGTGATTCGTCTCAAGGTGTTGAGATTTCTTTCAATAATGTAGATAAGAAACTTACTGTTTCTAACGAAGATGCAACAACAGCTAATAAAGGTGTCGCATCATTTAACTCTAGTGACTTCTCTACTTCTTCTGGTGCGGTAAGTATTAAGAGTGGTGGTGTATCGAATACACAACTTGCTGGATCTATCGCAAACAATAAACTATCAAACAGTGCAGTAACGGTTACTGCTGGTGCTGGTCTTGGTGGTGGTGGTTCCGTATCACTTGGTAGTTCAGTATCACTTCATGTAAATGTAGATAACTCAACACTTGAAAGTGACGGTTCAGATACTATCCGTATTAAAAACGGTGGTGTTACTAACGCTAAACTTGCAAACGACAGTATCACAATTGGTACAACCGAAATTGATCTTGGTAATACTTCTACTGTATTAGCTGGATTAACGCAAATTGATGTTGACAATATCCGAATCAAAGACAACACAATTAGTACAACTGACGCTGGTTCCCCAACAACTCTTACACTAGATCCTAATCCTGTAGGTGACTCAGGTACGGTTATTATTGCTGGTGACCTAACGGTTCAAGGTACTACAACCACTATCAATAGTACAGAAGTTTCTATTGGTGACTTGACGTTGACACTTGCGGATGACGCTGCTAACGCAGCTGCAGCCAACGGTGCTGGTCTAAGACTTGGTGCAGATGGTTATACTGCATCATCGAATCGTCCGTCAATCACATATTCTTCTTCTGGAGACAAGTGGGTATCGAGTATACCGATTGATGCAACTATTGTTGATATGTCAGAGACAATCGATGACCGTGTATCAAATCTATTGTTAGCGGGTGAAGCAATCGATCTCACATATAATGATGGTTCAAACTCATTGACCGTTGCTGCGGAAACTGCTACTGCCTCTAATCTTGGTGTTGCGAAGTTCCCAACAGCGAACTTCACAGTGACAACTGGATCTGTTGCGATTAGTGTTGTAGACGGTGGAACATACTCATAAATACGTTTAGGGTGACTCTCTTCGGAGAGTCATTTATATTATATAATTTTGGAGACAAATTTTGAGCACAACGATTAAACATAAAAAAAGTTCGGTAAAAGGTATCAAGCCAGGCACAAGTTCATTAGAGTTAGGTGAACTGGCAATAAACACCAACGAAGGAATCATCTTTTTGAAAACAGAAGATTCTTCTTCTACACTAGATATTATCGACTTTCAACAACTAAGAGTTTATAACTCTTCGGGAACAAGGATCAATTAATGGCAAGCCCAAATTCTAGACAAGAGATGATCGATTACTGCTTGCGTAGTTTGGGTTCACCTGTACTCGAAATAAATGTTGATGATGAACAACTAGAAGATCGTGTAGACGAAGCTATCCAATGGTTCCGTGAGAATCATCCAGATGGTTCACGTAGACATTATATGTCTTTCGAACTTACTCAGGACATTATCGATAATGGATATGTCGATCTAGGTGATGATTCTATCCAGACAGTTGTTCGGGTGTTTCCAATCAATACTGTTTCACAAACAACAAATTTCTTTGATATCAAATATCAGATGATGTTGAATGATGTCACGGATCTAAACAATTATGCTGGTGATATTGCATACTATGAACAGATGCAACAACACCTGTCACTACTTGATATGAAATTAAGTGGCATTCCAGAGATAACACATGACCGACAGGGTAATCGTTTATACTTCTATTTAAGTTCAGAAAAACTTAGTGTTGGTGATTACATTGTTGCAGAAGTGTATGGAATAAGAACTCCAGATTCAACAACAGAATATAATTCCCTATGGAACCATAAGTTCCTTAAAGAGTATACCACAACAATTATAAAAAGGCAATGGGGAACTAACCTGTTGAAGTTTGATGGTATGACCTTGCCTGGCGGTGTTCAGATCAACGGACGTTCTATTTTTGAGGATGCCAATAATGAACTTGAACAAATTAGAACTAGGTTTAGGGAAGAGGAAGACGTAGGCCCTGTCTTCTTCGTAGGATGATATGGCAACAAATCCGTATATTAGTCAAAAGGTACGTTCAGAACAACACCTATATGAAGACCTAGTAATAGAGTCTTTAAAGTTCTATGGTCAGGACGTATACTATATCCCACGTGAGATAGTCAACCAAGATAAAATCTTCGGTGATGACATTCCGTCACGTTTTTCTGATTCATACAAGATCGAGATGTACATCGAGAACCAAGAAGGTTTCGATGGAGAGGGTGATCTATTCACTAAGTTTGGTATTGAGTTAAGAGACCAAGCCACGTTTGTTGTCGCACGTAGACGTTGGAAGAAACTAGTAGGTGACAATCTTGCGGAACACGGTTTCCGTCCTCGTGAAGGAGATGTCATTTATCTACCTATGTCAGAATCTATGTTTGAGGTTCTCAAGGTAGAAACAGAAACCCCATTCTATCAATTAAGTAATCTGCCTACATTCCGTATGCAGTGTGAGTTATTCGAATACAGTGACGAAGACTTTGATACTGATATCCCATCTATCGATGCGATAGAGTATGAAGGTGCGTTCCAGTATAAACTTACAATGAATACAAGCGAAGAGAACAAACCTGTACTAGTTCCTGTACTGACAGATCAAGGTAGAGTTGAATCTGTTACTATTCAGAGTGGCGGTTCTGGTTATGTAACTGCTCCTACACTTGTAACTAGTGGTGTTATAAACGCATCTAAATTTGGTAGATCTGCGTTATACTCTAATTTAGGTCATGGTGATGAAGGACAGTATCTATTACAGAATGCAGAAGGTACAGTAGAACTATTCATCAAACCAACTAATCTGCCTAATTCTGGTCAACAAGCATTATTCGTTACAGGGGGTGATACACCTCAGAACGAAATGATCTTTGGTCTGAATAACAATGGTAGAATAGTGTATTCTTATGCTGATAACAATGGTCAGTCATTAAATGAAGTACCAAACGATACTATACAAGCTGGTAACTGGGCACACGTACTTGTAGGTCACGATGACAACGACTTCTTTGTTTATGTTAACGGTACAAAATATGTTGACTCAGCTTCAGACAGAACACTTAACCTAATAAGTAATCATGGATTCTCTGTGGGTTCATTCGCTGCTCGTGAAGTTGACGGTATTAACTACAGTTCGTTTAATGGTCAAATTGATGAGATGAGAGCGTTGGTAGGAGACGCCTCAACGATCTTTGACTCTAGACTAACACATACTACACAGTCTTACACACTAACCATATCGGGCGGTGATGGTGCAGACTACACATTCGATGCAAGTCAGTCTGATAGAAATGGTGAAATTACAGACTTGACAGATCCAGAAATTAATGTTATAATAGGCGATACACTCGTCCTTGATAACAACTCTGGTGGTCATCCAATAGAGATTAAAGACAGTAGTGATAACGTAGTCGCAACACAAGATGTTTCTACAGAAGAAACTACGTTCACTCCAACTGCAACAGGAACATATACGTATCAATGTACTGTAACTGGTCATGAGAATATGGTCGGATACATTGTGGTATCTGCTCAACCTACAGGAATACCTGTACCAGATTCAGAGTTTGATAGTAATTCGAATACTGCATTACTGAGACACTTCAACGGTGATTCCGCAGAGATTACTGCGGTAATGACAGGTGGTTCTATATCTTCGGTTAATATTGTAGACTCTGGTGATTACTATACATCAATACCTACTGTAACAGTCGATGCGCCTACGGTTGGTGGTCAGTTCATTGTAGGTGAAACGGTTACTCAAGATAATACTTCTTACTCAATCAAAGGTGAAGTAACACGTTGGTCAGATAGTGACCGCATACTTCAACTTGCACACGTGGGAAGTACGGACGGAACATTCAAGTCATTCTCAACAAATGCTAAGATAGTTGGTGCATCATCTTCAGCTGAGTGGGTTCCTAAACTTGTAGAAGAATTACAACAAATACAGAATACTGCACAGAATAAAATCTTTGATGATTTCGAAAGTGACTTCTTAGACTTCAGTGAAAGTAATCCATTTGGAGATATATTTTAATGTTTGGTAGTTGGTTTTATAACAAGCGTGTTAGAACGGCAGTATCCGTATTTGGATCACTGTTTAATAACTTACACGTATTACGACAGAACTCTTCGGGTGCAACTGTATCTCAAGTAAAGGTTCCGTTGTCGTATGCACCTAGAAGATCTTTCATTGAAAGACTAAATCAGATGTCTCAAGGAGAGGAGGCAGAACGTAGAGTCGCAATGAAACTTCCTCGTATGTCGTTTGAGATTACAAATATTGCATACGATCCAGAGAGACAATTACCTAAGACCAATAAGTTCTCAAGAGCGGCTACAGAGAATACATCAAAGAAAAGATTTTACACATCTGTTCCATACACAATGGGATTTCAACTTAACATCTATGCAAAGAGTCAAGATGATGCGTTGCAAGTCGTGGAACAGGTTATACCATATTTTAACCCACAATATACTCTATCAGTAAAACCGTTTACGGATTACGCTGAGATTATAGAAGATACACCTATCATATTGAATGGTGTTACCTTCTCAGATGACTTCGAAGGATCTGTAGGACAAAGACGTACTATCATCTACACACTAGACTTTGAGATGAAGATGTCGTTCTATGGGCCAGATAAAGATGCGCCTATTGTACGTACTGTTGATGCAAACTTCTTCTTAAAAGAAGAGGGATTACAAGATAGTGACTTATTTGTTGAAAGACTAAATATAACACCGACACCGTCTAATATAAGTCCAGACAGTGATTTCGGATTTAATATTCAACTCCTTGATAGTGAAGTATAAATGACAGATGAAAACAAGAACGTTAATAAAGATTACGAGTATTCAAGAGACACCTATTACGATCTGATCGAGAGGGGTAGAGAGTCTTTAGAACTTATGATCGAAGTGGCACGAGAGTCAGAACACCCTCGTGCATTCGAAGTATTATCTGGGATGATTAAAAATATCTCAGATGTAAATGATAAACTTATGGATCTGAATAAGAAAAATAAGGATATCAAACAAGAATCTAAACAGTTGGAAAATAAAGGAACTACCAACAATAATGTGTTTATAGGTTCTACTACTGATCTACAGAGAATATTACGTGATGAGGAAAAAGTGATTGATGTTTCAGGATCAGAAGAATAACTACCTCGGTAATCCCAATGTAAAGAAAGATGGGGTTGCAGAGGAGTGGACAGAGGAGTCGGTAAAAGAGTACGCTAAATGTATGAACGATCCAGCGTACTTTGCTCGCACCTATGTTAAAATTATCTCTCTTGATGATGGTCTAGTCAATTTTGACTTGTATCCATACCAAGAGAATATGTTTAACCACTTTAACGATAATCGTTTCTGCGTAGTGCTTGCTTGCCGTCAGTCGGGTAAGAGTATTTCGTCCGTGGTATACATTCTATGGTATGCGATCTTTCACCCAGAAAAAACAATCGCAGTTCTTGCCAATAAAGGCGCAACTGCAAGGGAGATGTTAGGTCGTGTTACGCTCGCATTGGAAAACTTACCGTTCTTTTTACAGCCAGGTTGTAAAGCACTCAATAAAGGTAGCATTGAGTTTAGTAATAACTCTCGTATTATTGCGGCTGCCACATCAGGTAGTTCTATTCGTGGCATGTCTGTCAACCTTCTGTTTCTTGACGAGTTCGCTTTTGTGGAAAGAGCAAATGAATTCTACACTTCCACATATCCTGTCGTGTCGGCTGGTAAGGAAACTAAGGTCATTATTACTTCCACCGCAAATGGAATCGGAAATCCATTCGAAAAAATCTGGACAGGTGCTAAACAAGGAGTAAACGAGTTCCAACCATTTGAAGTAAATTGGTGGGATGTGCCAGGCAGGGACGAGGAATGGCAGAGACAAACAATTGCGAACACGTCACAATTACAGTTCGACCAAGAATTTGGTAACACCTTTTTTGGAACAGGTGATACTTTAATTAACGCAGAAACTTTACTATCCCTACGTGCTAAAAACCCCATTGATCATCTCAATGGTGGGGACTTCCTAGTTTACGATAAACCACAAAAAGGACATGAATACCTTGTCTGTGTTGACGTATCGAAGGGAAGAGGACAGGACTATTCTACGTTTAACGTTATCGACATTAGC